GAGATGGCTCCGTACATCCTAATGATTGATGAGCTGGATGGTGAGGTGCTGGGCTTGTATCGCAACTGGGAAGAGTCTGACGAAACCATGACCAAGCTGGATTGGATTGTGGAATTTAAGTTCATCCCATGGCGTGGTGCCTATGCGATTGGGTTGCCGCACTTGATTGGTGGTCTCAGTGCCGCTCTGACAGGCTCCTTGCGTGCTTTGTTGGATTCGGCACACATCAACAATGCCGCGACCATGCTAAAGCTCAAGGGCGCAAAGATTTCTGGTCAAAGCCAGCAAGTCGATGTAACGCAGATTGTGGAGATTGAGGGTGCACCGGGCGTGCAGGACATTCGCCAGATTGCTATGCCCATGCCATTCAACCCACCTAGCCAAGTGCTGTTTGAGTTGCTAGGCTTCTTAGAAAAGGCTACAAGCAGTGTTTTGACCACGGCTGAGGAAAAGATAGCTGACATCAGTGCACAGGCTCCTGTAGGCACCACACAAGCCTTAATTGAGCAGGGTTCGCAGGTGTACTCATCTATCCATGCACGTTTGCACTCATCGCAAGCTCGCGTGCTAAAGATTTTGTGCCGTTTGAATCGTTGGCATTTCAACGACATGCAAAAGTCGGACATCGTCACCGACTTGGAAGTGACGCGAGAAGACTTTGCTAAGAACACCGATGTGGTGCCAGTGTCTGATCCGCATATCTTTTCTGAGACCCAACGCATGGCTCAGAACCAAGCTGTGCTGGCGTTGGCTGAAAAACACCCAGATCAGTTCAATATAAACAAGGTAATTGGTCGTCTGCTCAAACAGATGAAAATACCCAATATCAATGAAATCATGGTCGATCAGCCAGCGCCTGAACAACGCACTTCTGCGGACGAAAACGCCGCAATGTTGATTGGACAGCCTGCTTATGCTTACATACAGCAAGACCACATTGCGCACATTCAAGATCACTTGCAATTTGCTATGAATCCATTTTTTGGTCAGTCGCCATTTGCCGATCCCAACTATCTGAACAATTTGATTGAGCACATCAAACAGCACATGACATTGTGGTACTTGAATCGTGCAAATGGTTATGTTGAGCAGTCAACTGGCAAGCCTGTTGATAACTATGAAGATTCTAAATACACACCAATTATTGATAAGTTATACACAGTAGTTGGTGCCCATGTAATGATGGATACGGAGCAAGTATTTAAAGACTTTATGCCGTCTTTCCAGAAATTAGTTGAGATGTCGCAACAACGACAAAACCAACAACCCAAGTTGCCACCAGATGCGCAAGTGGTTAAAGACACAAGCATGGCGGAGACTCAGCGCAAGACTGTTGCAGATCAAGCTAAACAACAGTTTGAGCAAGCAAAGTTGCAATACGAAGCGCAAAAAGCACAAATGGACAATCAGACAAAGATTGACATAGAGAATGCAAAGTTGACTCACCAAACGATTCAACATGCAAATGAGTTGGCAATTACGCCACCACCCGCCGCACCTGCGGCACCACCACAAGGAGATTTAAATGGCCTCGGACAATGAGCAAAAAAGCGTATTGGTTAAACAACACAAGCGTATAGCCCAAGGTGTAAAACTAGACGGCACAAAAATGGAACCACAAGGCGGCAATACTAGTCCGACTAGTAAAGCCAAAGGCGGATTGTCAAACGCAAAGAAAAAATGATTGAAGCTCTGATTCATAAAATCAAGATACGCCAAAGTGAGTTACAAGTTTCCATAGCATTAGGGACACCTATGAGTTGGGAAGCGTATCAACGCATGGTAGGAGAGCACCAAGGGTTACAAGCTACCCTTGAAATGATCGACGACATGTTGGAAGAGAAAGAAGACTAACCCTAGCACTGCAAAGTGCGTTTATGCACCTGAGATATGGTGTGGAAAGAAGAAAATGAGTGAACTAAAACCAATCCCTACTATTGAGGGAAAAGAAGGTGTGTCTGACCCAGTTGAATTGGCGTGGGCATTTCCAGAGGTAACCCCCGGTCAACGTCCATTTGGGGGTCGTGTGATTGTTCAGCTTCGTCGAGTAAAGAAGAAGTCAGGAATGATCATCATCGTTGATGAAACCAAGGAAAACGAAAAGTGGAACAACATGATCGGCAAGATCGTGGCTATTGGTCCATTGGCGTTTAAGAATCGAGACACCATGCAACCATGGGCTGAAGGCTCATGGGCTGAGATTGGCGACTTTGTTCGAGTTCCAAGGTGGGGTGGAGACCGTTGGGAGCGTCCAGTTCCTGATGAAGATGGTCAAGATCCTGTTTTATTCATGACGATTAACGACCACGAACTGATATCGGCAGTCACAGATGACCCGTTATCGTTTAAAGCTTACGTTTAAGGGGAAAAATATGGCAACAAATGAACAAAAAGAACTTGCACTCGAAACTATAGAGGCGGATGACGGCTCTGCAGTGGTGGAAGTTGATGAAAAATTGCTCCAATCCGACGAGCTTGAAGAGCAAAACGGCTTTGATAGAGCAAAAGAAGGCGGCGCAAAAGCTGATGCCACTGATGATGACCACCCAGATGATGATGATGAGCTTCGCAATGCCAAGCGCAGTCGTCGTCGGGCTAAAAGGGACTTAGTTCGCAAGACTAATCAAGAAAAAGATGTCCAATTAGTGGCATTGAAACGTGAAAACGAGGAATTTAAACGTCGTTTGAGCCAAGTCGAGCGTAGTTCAAAGACCGAAGGATTGATTCGCATCGATAAAAACCTTGAAGATGCCAATTACCGAGTGGAGTACGCCAAACTAAAGCTGGCTGAGGCAACTCAGAACTCTGACGGGCAAGCCATGGTTGAGGCACAAACCCTTTGGAATGCTGCCCAACGAGAAGTTGATGCGCTATCGTATCAACGCCGTCGGGCTGACCAAGAATTGCGCCAACCTCAGCAACAACAAACTGCGGATCCCACTATTCAGCGTTTTGCACAGCAGTGGATGGCTAAAAATTCTTGGTACAACCCTTCGACAACTGACCCTGACAGTAGGGTTGCAAAAAAGATTGACGAGTTAATGGGAGCACAGGGTTGGGACCCAACTGATCCCGACTATTGGGACGAACTTGACAGTCGTTTGCAAAAAGAGTTACCTCACCGCTACAATGAAACCAATGACAACGATTCCCGTAATGTCAGAAGACCAAGGAATGTTGTGGGTAGCTCAGGACGTGAAGCATCAGCCGCATACGGTGGTTCAAATCGAACCCAGTTTGTACTTTCACCTGAAAGGGTTAAAGCTATGAAGGAAAGTGGCTCTTGGGACAATCCTGAACGTAAAGCAAAGATGATTAAGCAGTACATCGCTTTTGATCGCTCTAACCGCAACTAATCTAAGGGGAATACATTATGGAATCAAAGTTAAAAAAATCTCTCAACGCTGGTGGTCGCCAAGACCGCTCGAACGGGGAAGCATCCCACCAAGCGCCTGAAGATAAGTTCATTTCTACGCAGGAACTAGGAAACATGTGGAGCGAGGAATGGACGCAATCAGCATTGCCAAAACTGCCCAACGTCGATGGGTGGCACCTTTGCTGGCTTTCAACAACCAACAGCTACGACAGCATTGATAAGCGCATTCGCTTAGGGTACGTTCCAGTTAAATCTGAAGAGTTTCCCGGCTTTGACAATTATCGAGTGAAGTCAGGTGAGCATGTTGGTCACATTTCATGCAATGAGATGTTGCTTTACAAGTTACCGATGGAAATTTACCAAAAGGTTATGACTCATATGCATCACGATAAACCTCGTGAAGAAGCAGAGAAGGTCACAATTCAAGCGGCAAATCTTCAAGGTGCTCGTGACAGTAACGGACGTGCATTGGTGAGAGCTGAAGGCGATGGTATTGGCTCTATTGAACAGCAACCAACCAAAACGCCTGTATTTTCAGGCTAACCAAGGAGAAAATTATGTCTAGTACATCAGCTCCGTTTGGCTTGCGCCCTGCGTTCCATCCCTCAGGCTTGGATCGTGCTCAGGCGCTTGCCGGCGGTATCACATCAGGTTATGCCCAAAACATTTTAAAGGGTCAACCTGTCGCTTAC